GCTTTAGTTGGTGTACCTACTCTGTATGAAGTACCTTTATTTGTTTTGTTGATATAGATCATGTTACCTTGTGATCTTAATTTATCAACCATCGCTCTTGGCGATTGTAGGTCAAACTGATTTCTTAAAGTTTTCCAAGAAACGGCTTCACCTTTGTTCAAAAGATTTAATACCTTTTGAGTTTTTGATAGTGCTGGTCTACCTCTACCTAACACTTTTCTTATAGATTTAAACATAGTTTAAGTCTCCTTCTTTATTGTTTTCTATTTTACAACCTGATAAGGCGATTACCGTAGTAATTCTGTTATTTGTCCAAGTCATCATCTGGTTCAAATATACCTGAACCTTTTGACAAGTCATCTAGTTCAGTTTTTAATTCTTTATTAAATGGTTTTGTAGGCGCTCTGTTTGCCTCAACTACCCTACTGTAATCTATAGTAGCCGTTCTATGACCATTTTTCATTTGTTTAACATCAACTATTTTATCAATCAAAGAGTGAGAAGTATGCCTCATACCAAAGTCTCTGTATATTAAACCTCTCATTGCGTCAACTACCATGGCCAAGTCTTTTGTAAATGTTATCTTATCTGTTTTGATTGCCATGTCTAGGAAACTATTGATTAAATTCATTACAATATCATCAACTTGGTGTTCAATGTATTGTTTTGTTTGTACTTTCTTTAATTGTTCATTAAGTTTATTCTGTACCTTTTGGTGTTCAGTTAAAGGTGTTTGATTATGCCTAACAATCTTGTTAGTAGGAAACTGTATGATGTTATCGTTATCATCCATTACTTAATAATTTCGCCTTTGAAATTTACTTTTCCTTCTTCAACAAAATGCTCTATCAACTGGTTATAACCACCAATTAATTTACCATCAATCTTTATTTGTGGCATTGACATTACTTTTTTACCAATGTCTTTCAACATGGCGTCAACTGAATCAAAAGATTCCATTTTCTTTTCTTCGTATTCTAGACCAAGGCCTTTCATCAAGGCCTTTGCCTTATCACAATACGTACAATTATTTTTACTATAAATTGTTATCTGCATTGTTATCCTTCATTAGGTTTTCATAAGCCACATCAGCTTTCTTCTTAACATTATAAGAGTCAACTGCTTCTGCTATGGTAAAGTTATACATTTTATTGTATTCACCCATTGGTAATCTTAAACCAATCCATGCTCTGTAGTAGCCTTGTTTTGTTATCGTGACATCTTTAGCAAAGATTTCATAACCTCTAACAGGAGTATCTTTAATTAAGTTTACAATTGTAGACTCAACCTCTGACACCGTTGTTTTGTTATGAGTTTTACCAAGCTCAGTAATAAACTGTTTACTTGATTTATTCATTTCGCCTTTGATTATGTCGGCCAACTCTGCTTTCGCAATCATCATTCCTTTTTCTATTGCTAGATTAAGGTCTGGAGATACGGCAGTACCAACTCCAAAGATACACATCTTATCTTTATCTTTACCAAAGATAGGCGTATCACACGCTTTACTTTCAGAGAAATCGGCCATGTACCACTTTGGTACTTGATTTAATACTTTACCTTTCTCTGACTTCATATTATAAGTAGCACTACAATTAGCAACTAATAGTCCTGCTACTACAACTCCTACGAGTTTCATCGTTTTTGTCATCATATATTATTTACCTCACTTTTCATAGTATATACTAACTCGCCTAATTTGTCAAGTCCCATTTGTACGTAGTCCAAAAACTCACCAGCCGAGACACCAGTAATAATTACAAATAAAAGTGATAAAATGATTATATTTTTAATCATCGTTTTACCTTCCATTCACCGTCCTTGTTTAAACATGTCTTTCCGAACGATTTAAAGACATGGTTTTTTCTACTATAACGTCTACAATACTCTGGAGTATTGATATCTCTATAGTAGAATTGAGCAAACAGTTCCCAATAACTAGGACCGTCTACCGTTTTTCTACCATCAGCACATTCTAGTGTTTCTTCTTTATAGATGTTATCACCAACTTGCTTGATAGTAATTTTGACATAACAATATTGATCAGCGGCTTTTGTTGGTTCAATAGTCGTGATCTTATCATAATAAACTTTATCTTTTTGTTTTTCAACTCTTTCAATCTTCTCTAATACCTCAATTGTTTTATCAACGGTACTAGATACTTTGACCTCTTTCACTGGTACAGTATTACCAGATAGATCGTCTGTTAATCCAGGCACCTCTGCCTTTGACATCTTTGTAAATACAATTACAAGGGTCAATGATACTGCAAAAATTATATAATCTTTCAACGTTCTCATTAAAATGTTCTCAATAAAGGTATCATAACATTAGGGTCTGGAAATACCTTTTCATTTAATTTATGTACTGATATTGTCAAGTAGACCAACATAGCCAATATAGTTATCTGTATTATTCTATTCCAATTATTCATTGTTCAGTTTCTTTAATGTATCTTTTATTTCGTATAACTCATCTTCTAAAGGTTTGCTAGATTTAAATTCTAATTCTTCCTCTATTTCTTCTTTTCTTTTGTTAAGGTTCTCTACAACGTGATTATTATCCGGCATATGTCTCCTTGTCATTTGCGATTAGTTTACACTGCATTTGTACATCTGCAATAAGATTATCAACTTCGGCGTCTCTTTCTGGAGTTTTAGGATTATTGTATTTCAAGTTATATAATCTATCACTCACTTTCTTTATACCATCAATCTTCTTACAAAGGTCACTTACTTTATGTATCATGGTTTTTCTATCCACCTTCCATCAGGCATTTGACAGGCTGTACCAAATATTGTATTTCTGTTTACACCGCCTACACCTATCAACGGCCATTTATTAGTTATGTCCACTGTAGCGTCATAATCTTTACACTTAATATCTTCAACTAGATATGACTTTGTAATCTTAATTATACCAGAGTTACCTGTTTCTTGGTTGTACCAATTGGTATAAGAAGAACCACTTGGACTTGTATTTAAATGATCTACGAATACGGCGTTGTGTACATCGTAGTCTGAATTATACATAATTTCTGCACCAGCAAAAGCACCAACAACAGCACAACCAGCGATAGCATATGGGTCACTAACTCCCATTTCTACACACGCACCAGTGGTGGTTGTTGAACCTAAAACTGCGCCTACTTGTGATCTATTAGAGGCACAGTTTGTAAGTAATAAGCCAAGTACAATAATTAGTATAGTTCTCATTAGTCTTTCTTATTGAACATAGTCCAAGGCCACTTTGTTTTCGCCTCTGACCAAACTTTTGTTTGATATGCTTTTGTTTTATCAACTTCACCTGTTAACCAAGTACCAACTTTAGTCGGTAATTCAGCAACATTTGAAGCAAACTCTTGTGGAGTTATAGTCTTCGTCTCATCACTTTTAGCCATTGTCGCTGTCATTAATGCAACAATAGTCAACATCATTAACGTTCTCATACTTTACGTCCCATAGTTTTGAAATCGGATGAATCTACAACCTGGTATGTGCCTTTATTGTAACCGATCCCTATTGTTTTACCAGCAGGCAACTCAACTTTAGGAGCACTACGTTTAGTACAACTGCCTGAAATTCTGTCACTCGTAGGTAACGAGTTCATTGGTAAACCATTAATAGACAAAGTGTAATCAGGCATTTCTTTGGTACCATGATACATCTTTGGATTAAATGATTTATATCTTTCTTTAATTTTCTTCATCTTTGTTTAAGTTTGCTTCGTGTTCAGCAGTTTCTCTTGCTTTCTTTTCTGCATACGACATACCAAAAACTTTTTTGTAGAAATAGTCTCTAGGATTTGTTGATCTGTAGGCAATCTCTAAATTGGCAAAATTAATATCAACATTCTCGTAATAAGATGGATTAGTTTGTTTTAGTTCTTTATGGTCTACACAAAATTTGATTCTGTTAGTATAGTAATCATTTTCTGCGTCTTCTAGGTTAGTATATTTTGACAATGCAATATCTTTTTGTTTTGCAATATCAAACTCTTTAAATAAATTGTCTTTATCGTATCTAAATGACATAGTTTCCTTCCGTTAAGCGATTATACTATCATATATTATTGTAAATGGCAACCATACAAATTATTCAGTATCCGTTGCCCTTTTACCATGTTTCTTATAGTCATCACTGTTAAAATAAGCCTCAACAGCGTCAATATCGGTCTCATATTCTTTGATTTTTTTATCAATCAAATTCATTGCACCGATATTAGCACCAGCACCTAATAAACTCTTAATCTCTTTGAGATCATTAAGTGGTCTTTCCAAGTCATGCATTACTGACATTACTTAACCCTCTTTTTTGGGTAATTTGCGTAACCATAACCTAGATGTTTAATAGCAATCTTCTTAACTATCCATCTTTCTCTAGTAGATAGATCACCTCTTTTCCATCCACAATCTTCATATATCTTTTTGATTCTTTCAAGCCTTACTTTACTAGTAGCACTTGCTTTATCAAATTGTACTTTTTTCTTCACTGACATTATTTGACACTCCTTTTCTGTGACGTTTTGTTATTAACATAGACTCTTACCAATCTGGATAAGTCCACTTCTTCCTCTTGGTTGGTTCTAGGGTTTTTAAATAAAACCTTGCAATCATTGACGTTCATAATTCCTGTCGCACCATCCATTACAACAGCGTTATGTGTATGTTTACGCCAATCGTGACTAGAATATCCTAATACGTCTTCACTCATTATTTACCTCTTTGACTTTCTGCTTCTAAATTCAAAGCAACATCAACATCTGATTCTTCCTTTAGACTAATCTTTGTTAGTTGATGTGGTTCGTCTTCATCAGCCCATGTATCAATATGAATATCTTGAGCCTCAACAGCTTCTTCCAAAGTTTGATTGTAAGTATCAGTATCGTATTTTACTTTACCAATAAATTTTGTTGTATCTGAATCTGTATAGTTGGCGTCTACCATAAATGTTTCAACACCATCATTTGTATCAGTTATATCTTTGGTTACATTACTGTGTTTAAGACCACCAAAATCTGTAAACTTTTGGTCTGCCTCATCTTTAGTATTTGCTAATACATCTTGCTCTACCACAAGTGTATAGTATGTTTTCTTTCTGTATAGGTTTTTACCTACATCGTCTTTAAAATAAAAGACATCTGTTTCTACTTTAGACATAGTGTTATCCTCCTTTATAATTTATTCAGGCGACACTGGATCTGTCAGTGTTGCCATTTGTTCAAGTCTATTTTTAGGTTCGTCTTCAACGAAACTAATTTTACCTTTATCTTCACTACTCATCAATAAAACTATATAATGAATAGCTTTCAATAAATCTTTTCTGTTTTTACCGTCTTTTTTACCATATCTGCAAAGATACTTAATGGCATTAGCTTGGCAAAAATCTTTATCAATTCCTAATTGTCTCAACATATCTTGTACCTGGAAACCGTCTTCCGTTGTACTGTAGTGTTGACCATATGTACTTTTAATATATTCTTTTATCTCATCACAAATCAAATCTTCACCGTATTTCATTAGCTTGCCTCTCTATTTAAATTTTTGTATGTGTATTTTTCTGTTAGTTTTGGATTATAATCTTTTTTAAAGAATTGTCTACCATTCCACAATTGACCATAATCATTAAATAATGAGTTGTCTGTTCCAACGGTCTCTGTACCAAATACATCTTCGTAAGTTGTATAATAGTCATCGCCATGTATAATCTTAACTGTAGTATTTCCTACAAAATTACTAGCCGTCTCATTAAAATTCTTATCACAATATTTTCTAATCTTTTCTTTAAAATTCTTAGCAGTTTTTAAATGCTTCATATCTACATTTCTGAATACTGTATTATAGATGTAAAAAAATTCATCATATCTATCGTCACTATCTTGGTATTCTCTACCGTAAACTATATTGAAAGTTTTACTTTTATCCATTAAGATGATCTCCCAGCTTTGTTTGCTTTTTTCCAGTAATCTTCTTTTTCCATAATTAACATTTCTTCTACATTATGTTTCTCAACAACCATTTCAATGTTATCTAAACCACAAATTTTATCTGTAGCGTCTTTTAGATTAATTAAGTTTTGAACATAATTTTTGATTACTTTATCAACAGCATTTTCAACCGATGATACAATGTAGTTTTTTAATTTAGACATAGTGTTCTCCTTTTTTGTTTATATTATAAATCCTATCACAAAAAGATGTATTTGGCAACAAGTTATTTGTATAAATTGTTGTTTTTAATATCTTTTTTGTTTTCATATCATTATCCTATCAGACCTGGCCTAGAAAGCAAGCCTTTATTTTTGTTGATATTACTTAATTTTTTGACGTATTTGTTCTGGTTTTGTTCTATTTCCAGTTATCAATGATATATTTTTCTCTTGATTCGTGTGGATTAGGGTTACCATGAAATACTGCGATCTTACCAGGCATTCTCTCGTAATTGGGATTGTATATCCTAGGTTGTTTTCTATCAGACCACTTATATGAAAAAGTCCACTCGTCTGGCATGATCTTCAAATGTGGTGAGTCTTTCATAAAATGGCTAATGATTTCTTGGTCACCATGATTTCTTAACATATTATTTTCATCGTTCTTAAATGATGTCCATATATGACCAGCTGTGATATTGTTAAATTTCAT